GAGCATAGCCTTCTTGGTTTGGTCCGCCGCCGATCCTTGGATCAAACGGTTGAGTGCTTTGTATGTGAAGGCGCGGCGGATACCCATGCCGTTGACTCCCCCGTATTCCTTCAACGCCTCCTCGTGAGGCAAAGGTTTGCCTGCCCCGAACGTAGTGGGCTCCCAAAGGTGGAAGCGGCACAGACGACCTAACACCGTCCGGATTTGCCCTGAGTTTGCGGCCCTACGAGAAGCCATCTCAGCCAGTGCCTTAACAAACGGCACCATCTCGCGGTGCTGCTGCAGCAATCCCTTCGCCTCATCTGGATCGACGCCCAGTTGATCGGCTAGCTTTGCCACACCCATCCCGTACATAATCCCGAGGTTCACGGCCTTCGCTTCCTTGCGCTTGATCCCAGCTAGGTCAGCGACAATCTGGTGGAGGTCTACATCAGCGGTGTTGTACTGGTGGACAATGTCCGCGAGCAGGTCCTGCCCTTGGATCTCCCCAACGCTGGCGGCGAAGTGTACGAGCAATCTTGGTTCTTGGCTAGAATAATCGAACGACCCCCACTTGTACCCCTCTTCTGGGATAAACAGACCGCGGATTAGTTTCTTGATGTCCTTGTCCCGCGCCGGAATCTGCTGGAGATTGGGGTTTGAGGAGGAGAATCTGCCCGTGACCGTGCCGCCCTCGTCCCTCCGAGTGGAGTGGAGCTCCGTGTGGATGCGCCCGTGGTGCTCGTGCCGCAGGATGCTGTCGATAAACGTGCTGTCGGCTTTGTCGAACTCCCGCAGCTTAACCAGCTTCTGGCATATCTCAGACGGGTGGTTGTTTAGATACGCTTTGTTGAACGAGGGCGCACCCCTCTCGGTCCTTGGGTACTCAAGCCCGAGCTTGTCAAACATCTTAGCGATGGATGCAGACGCCCAGATGTCTACCTCAAGCCCAGCTTCCTTCTCGATCTGACGCCGCATTTCTTTAGACTTGTTGCGGATTAACTTCTTGTTGCGATCAGCCTTGTCCAGATCAACGCGCACCCCTTTGCTCCGCATGTCCAGCAAGCAAGGGATTAGTTTGGTCTCAGTGTTCCAGATGTCCCACAGCTTCTGCTCATCCAATTGGATCTTCAGGGCCTGCCAGAGTTTCAGTGTCGCCACAGCATCGCGTTCGGCGTAGGCCCCAACATACATCGGGGGTAACTGCCACATCTCTGCCTTGGGATCGATGCCCCACGCCGCAGCCGCAGCCTTCAACATCTTCTCGTCTTTGCGTATCCCAGCATAGTCCCGAGCCATCGCATCAAGGCCAAAGGACCAGCGGTTCTCGTCAACCAGAGCGCCTGTAATCATGGTGTCGATCATCCGACCCTTGATCTCGACGCCCTCGGCCCGCATCCAACCCGCATCGTAGGTTGCGTTATGCATTATTACATCCATCTCAGGGACAGCCATCTGCTTCTTCAGCCACTTCAACGTGATCCTTGGATCAAGGTTGTGCCCGTTCTCGTGGCGGATAGGGAAGTAGCCCTTGTACTCTCCCGCTGCGACAGCGATCCCGATGATGTGCCCGTCTTTCCTAGACCAGCCTGGGCCAAGCGTCTTGATGTTCGGGTCCTTGGTTTCCAGATCAACAGCAACTTCTTTGTAGCCTGTCAGGTCTGGGTACTCCGGCGGTATGTTCCAGTCCGAGTCTATCATGTCCATCTCCCCTTTAAACTGGTGGTGCAGATCGCTTCCGAATAGGTTCTCTGACATCAATTATCTTTCTTTAGGTGCAAAGCTATACGCTTTTGGATGTCGTTCTCACGATCCGTAAACTCTGAGCCCAACGCACTGTAGCCACACTTGTCGATCCACGAGTCTACCTTGTCGAGGTCGTTGAGCAGCCGTGCCGTCTTCAACCAGTCCATCATCAGCGCAATGTGCCGCTCGGTTACATGACCATGAGTCATCATCGCCTCTTTGATGATGGCGTTCCAGCCTACTGCAATCCTAGAGAAGTTCTCGAACGCATCCCCGTAGTCCTTGGCCCTCTGTCCATTGATCAGTTCTTTCGCTGTGTCTAAGACTTCATCACGTTTCATAATGTGTACCTGTATTTGTTATCGGTTTGTAAAATGTAGAGCGTGTTTCGGGCTCTGGTGACTCCAACGTAAAACGCACGGTGCTCATCCTCTTGGTATCTGGACCCAACGCAAGCCTTAGTGGACGCTGTATATACAATGCAGTTGTCATCCTCGCCGCCCTTCATCGCATGAAACGTGGACAGTTTGATCCGAGGCGGTGACAGAAGGTCCTCGCCCCTACGCTGGATCGCATCAATATAGTTGCGCTCAGAAACACTGACCCTGAGTACGTTATATGCAGATATCTCCGCCCCTTTTAGCAATCCGTAATCCGATTGGAGTTGTTGCATTCCAACCTCGGCCTCCGGATGGATCGCATCCAGCAGTTTGGTAGCACCCCGCCTTAGAGCAGCGTCTTCCCCCTGCTTGGGCAACCCAGTGTACAACTGGCGCAGCCGCTGCAATCCTATCGTTTTGTCTTGGCACAGGTCCTCCCACGCTAGGATGTTCCCGACCAACTTCTCTGATATGCTAGCATAGCCCTTCATGGAAAACTTAAAGCCGGAGGCCCGAAACCATTTGGCTAGCTCTCGAACCTGATAGTTTGTTCGCGCCATCACGGTCCATGACCCCTCGTTTACGGGGATATCTTCCAGATGGTAGACGTAATCAACCAAGCCCTCTTCTTCACGGGGCTGGAACTCTTTCTCCAATCGCCCAGTGATGCGCCGTGAGACGGTGTTAGCCAGACGGTGGACAGACCTTGGGATGCGGTAGGACTGAGTGAGCCTCTCAACTTGGTCCGAGGATTGGATAAACAAATCAACCTCAACCCCGGTCCAACGGTGTACGGCTTGATCGTCGTCGCCCGCAATGATCACCTTGTCTGCCCGTTCAGCAATCTTCTTCGCCATCTCCCACTGCAAAGGCGTGAAGTCTTGAGCCTCGTCAATAAACAGATAGTCCAAGCCAGGGGGATCCCCGATGTCGATGTACTTCTCGATCATGTCAACGAAGTCATACTTGCCCATCACCGACTTGTACTCGTTCATCTGCTCGTGGAGTTGGACCAACTTGGGGTAGAACAAATCCCTGTTCCCCTCCTTGTTGAACTCTTGCTCCAGTGTAACCATCCGATACCGAGCGCGGTGCTCTAGCTGGAGGTACTGGGACCCCGATCCACCGATGGTGGGCATGGATACACCGTCATCAATGCTGGTTTTGTCGTCCCCCTCAAAGGTCAGACCTATCTTACTGCCTAGATCAGCATAGTCCTCGGTGCTCAAAACGTCCTGCTTTTGCAGACCCAGACCGTTAAACCCAAACGAGTGACTCGTCCGCATGTGCGGAAAGTCTTTGGGTGTCAGGTTGAACTCAGCGCAGGCACGAGAAACCATCTCTTCGATAGCCTTGCGGGTAAACGAAATGACGCCAATTCGGGAAGGGTGTGTGCCGTTGGCAAGTGCAGTCTTGATCTCTCGGATCAAGCGGTGCGTCTTGCCGCAGCCTGGAGGCCCCAAGATCAGAAGTGAGTTGTCAATCATAGCTCCTTCCCCCTCGGCCTGCTGCTCACCCAATCCTCAATCTCGGACAGAACCCAGCGGCTAGACGAACGCTTGCTGTGTTCGCTGCCCAGTACAACAGGGAGTGGGAAGTCGGGGGTTGTTTGAGCCAACTTGTAGACGTACGACTTAGATACCCCCAACAGGTCCGCAACTTCTCCTACCCGCAGGAGTCTATTAGAATGGGATGTCATCGTTCATCTCCCTTATTGGTAATTCAATGTGATCGTCTTCGTATGCCGGAACTGTCCAGCATCTGAGTGTGGTTCTTTTTCCGTCAGACTTTCGTATTGCTTGGACACTGTCCTCGCCTCCTAAATCCCTGATCAATTGGATCAACTGCCCACGGTTCTCCACCTTGAACCTACGGTGGTGCAGGTACTCAATCAAACCTTCCAGCTTGAACTTGGTTACCCCAGCATCGGTCCACGGTTTGTTCATTTCCATCTCTACGGGAGCCATAGCCCTGATGTGGCTGGTGCAATAGGACTTGAGGTGGTCTTTGAACTGGCCCTTGATCGTGGCTTCCTCCGGCACTTCGATAACCGTAGCGCCTTGCATCAACTGGTTGACCATCTGCTGCCACTTCTGAGGCTTGACTGTAGGAGGCATCAAGTTCATCTGCTCCATGCATGCCCGCTGCCACAGGATCTGATTCTGCAACTGCTCAGTGGACAACTGAATCCTCGCGCCGTTGACATCCATGAAGTACACGCGCGGCTCGGACAACATGATCGTCAAGCCTCCAACCGAGGGCATGTCAGGCGCATCAGTGCTAATTCCAAACTTCCTGCTCGCGCAGAGGGTCGGGTCGCAGTAACTCTTGAATGGTTCTTCCTTGCACTTGTACGCAAAGTCTTTCCGGTCAAGCGACTTGCCCAGGTTGATCACCTCTACAGACGGCAGCGGCTCAGAGCACAGCGTCCGGTTGAACTCTTCCAACTTACTCTTCCAGTTGTCGGGGTCCGACAGCTTGGCATAGATGCCGCACTGGTACATGCATGTATTGCGTGGCGTATCAATTGGCCCATCCGCGAACAGATGCTCAAGGCAGGGCGGTCCATCGGTGAAGTACTTGCGCTTCCCAGCAAACCGAAAGCCCTCGAGGTCGGACTCAGACACGCGGGACTTGTCCACCGCATCTAAGAACTCGTCTAACTCAAGCGCCTCGGTGTGTGAGTTAAAGCAATAACGCTGGGGCATCTCGGCGTTGAAGTAGGGCATGTTAATAAAGTTGCCCACGTCTCCACGCTCCGCGATGATCGTGTCTTGCTTCGGGAATATCTCGCAGCCGCTAAAGCCCAGAGCAATAGACATCTCTGTCAGGTAATCCCTGATGTTGGCTGCGGGGGCCCAGTCTTTTAGAAACAGATATAGGTGAGCGCCGCCCGACTTAGATCGGCAGTGCATCAACGGCAGTTTCAGCTTCTGGATTTTAGCTTGGAGTTCATTGTGGTTCAGGTCATAGACATCGATGTCCAGCGCCGCAAACTTGCACATGTTCTCTTCATTAATCGGGATCGCACCAACGCCCTGCTTCCCATCTATGTGGGATTGAACGAGCTCCTCGGTTAAAGGAGAGCGAACGATCATACTCTTGGATTCTGCCTTGCCGTTTCGTCCGATGCGACCGACAGTGGTCGTGCCGTGTGCAGCCTTTGCACCAACGAATACTGCAAGCAATCTCTTTGCTTGTGTCATGTACTGCTCCTAAGTGAAAAAGGGAGAGACGTTACCCGCGCCTCTCCCGAGGCTGCTTAAAACGGGATGTCGTCATCCTGTTGTACAGAAGAGGCAGTGGGGACACGCTCCTCTGAAGCAGCTTTCACTTCGCCCGCAGCGACACTGTCGCGGAAGGCTTTGGCTTCAAGCATAAGATCGCGGCTACCTACAAGACCGACCTTCTCGACAGAAGGCGTGAACCATGTGCCTTGGTCATTGCTCTCTTCAACAGTGGTGATCTTCCACACTGTAGCGAACAGCGGAGGTACAACCATGGCCCCTGTTTTCGGGTTCTTGATCTTCTGCATTGCAATCTGGGTCTTCCAACGACGGCTGACCTTTAACTGCGTAGACTTCATGTCGATAACAGCAGGCTGATACGCGCCGTCTCCACCCAATACCAAGCAGTAGTGCTGGTCTGACTTGACCAACTCGTTGCCTGTCGGAAGGATTTCCTTGGACCCAACGCGCGAGGTGCGCTGAAGGATCGGATCAGTAGGGTTGATCTCGCCGCGGAATCCGCCGCCTTGGTCACGAGGTGTGAACTCAAGATACTTGGTGGTCTGGTAGCACGGTATGATAGTCACGCCGTCATCGCCCTTCCAGACTTCGCCAGTCACAGTGTTGAACATATCTCCCTGCTCCGCACCCTCGATGTACTCAGGCTTCTTCTTACCCAGTTGTGGGGACAAGGCCTGAAGAGCCCGAACAAACGGGATCTGCATTTCATCTGCGCCAAAGGCAGCGCCCTCGCCTGCAAACTCAAGGATGTCGTCCATGATGTCTGTGCTTAACTCTGCATTCTTTTTTGTTGCTACTTGATTAGCCATTATGATTTCCTCTTAATTACTGCTGTGTTTGATATAAATGCCCCGAACAGATCAAGGTCGATTGGTTTGCCGTCAGTGATGCGCTCTTTAACAAACGCCTTCAACGTGGACGGGTGAACATGAGTCTTGGTCTTAGGATCGAATCCCTTGTCACGCAAGATGCCGATGACATCTCCCGCCACGTTGTCTTCTCCCTTGCCAAAGGACACAGTGACATCGTTCTTGATAATATCATCTAGACCATTGGACCTAAGCCAATCGAACGCCTGATCTTTGTTGGCGACAGGGATGGACGCGGCGATAATCATCTTCCGCTCCACGGTCATGCCGTCTACATCCAAACGTTCTACACCCATCTCATCCATCAAGGCTGGGATGTTCTCGACAGACAGCTTGTGTTTCTCTTGCTTCAGTGATTTCAAATGTGTCTCTGCATCTTCGATATCGTTCTCGACAGTGCGGAGATTGCGGACCAGTTGGCTGAGTTGCTTTCCAGTTCCTGTGTCAACTCGACTGACCGCGTCAGCCTCATCGAATATGTCTTCAAAAATGTCGTTCATAAGTTTTTCCTCTTCAGGGTTGATTTGTGCGGCAGCCTCATGCTATCCGTACTAGAGACAATAGTGGAGGTATATGATGGATGTCAACTACAAATATAAATATAAACCATTCGATCACCAGACAGATGCACTAGATTATGGTTGGGACCGCACTGAGTTCGGGCTCTTCATGGAGATGGGCACAGGGAAATCAAAGGTCCTGATCGATAACATGGGCATGCTGTACCAATCAGGGGAGATCAACTTCGCTTTGGTCATCGCACCCAAGGGCGTGTATCGCAACTGGGTAGCCAAAGAAATACCCGAGCACATGTCCGACGACATACCGCACCGGGTGATTCGCTGGGTGTCAGGCCCAAATAAGAAACAGCAAGAAGAAATGCGCTCGGTCCAAGATAAGTTCGAGGGGCTGACCATCTTCGTGATGAACGTAGAATCATTCTCCTCGCTCAAAGGACAGAAGGCAGGGAACTGGATGGCTCGTGCGCTTGGCGCAGGGGGCATGATAGCAATAGACGAATCAACAACAATCAAAAACCACAAGGCCAAACGCACTAAAGCTCTAATGAAAATAGCAGCCCAGTTCAAGTACAGAAGACTGTTGACAGGTTCCCCCGTAACAAAAAGCCCGATGGATATCTATTCGCAGTGCGAGTTCCTCCGCCCTGGGCTCTTGGGTTACGACTCATACTATGCTTTCCAGGGACGCTATGCTGTAGTGCAGCGCAAAACCATGGGCCAAGCCGCCTTCCAACAGATAGTAGGGTTCAAGAACCTCGACGAGCTAACCAAAAGGATCGACATGTTTTCCTTTCGGGTGCTCAAGAAGGACTGCCTCGATCTCCCCGACAAGATATACACCGCACGTTACGTTGGCATGACCAAAGAACAGTTCGATATGTATGAACAGATCCGCAGGCATGCCATGGTCCTGTTGGATAGTGGCGAGATGTCCACGGCTCCCGCTGTGATCACGCAGATGCTTCGGCTCCAGCAGATCATGTCCGGGCATCTCAAGACTGATGACGGCGACATGCTGTACTTTCCATCCAAAAGAATGGAGGCGCTCGAAGAGATCATCAACGAGCATGACGGCAAAGCAATCATCTGGTCTCGGTTCCGCCACGATATCATCGGCATGACAGACATGCTAAACAAAAAGTTCGGCAACGGCTGCGCTGTGTCATACTTCGGAGATACATCCGACGATGATCGAGCCGCAGCGGTGCTCAACTTCCAGAACCCTGATCATCCGCTAAAGTATTTTGTGGGCAATCCCGCCACCGCGGGCTACGGTCTGACTTTGACCGAGGCTAACCTCGTGGTATACTATGCCAACGACTTCAATCTTGAGACGCGCATCCAATCAGAGGATCGGGCCCACAGAATCGGACAGAAAAACAACGTGACATACATCGACCTGATCTGCGAAGGCAGCATCGATGAACATATCGTTAAAGCATTACGCACCAAGATCGACATCGGTGCAAAAGTTCTAGGAGAGGATGCAAGAGAATGGCTAAGTCTAAAACCCACGATGAAATGATCGAGTCTATCTGTGATTACAAGAAGGGGTGGACTAACCTAGCTAACGCAACCAAGGAACTGGGGGAGCTAGCTGGGCTAACCCCTGATGTAGCGGCATCGCTGCTCAAAAGCATGAAGCGAGATAACGTCACACAAATCCGCGGCTATAGTAAGGAACCCGCGCGGCTTGCCAAGAGTAAAATTGGAAGATCGAACGAGCCAAAAAAATAGCCCCCGTGAGGGGGCCAGTTGACAGTGAGGTGGTAGGCCACAGGCGTGGACCTACACCGAGCAGTTCCTATAGTTTAAACTTGATCTCGATTTTCTGCAACAGCTTTGCGAATCAATACCGATAACTGGCGGGCCATGGACCGCTGCTCGCCTTCAGCTAACTCGCGCAGCAGTTCGTGGTCCTGTTTGATGAGGCCCACGTTCTGAAACTTCTGCTTGTCTTTGTCGTCTAACTTTTTCCGAGCCATGATGCCCTCCTATTTGTTGTCCACTTATAGGGCATATGGTAGCGGGATGCAACCTCTAACGAAATTGGTCCGCGGTCCTGGCCCATAGGCAGAAAGTCGCTCGCTCTTGGTCGGGCCGACTGTGGACATCGGCCTTTGCAATCAGACCCCGGCTAAACAGGCGCAAGCAAGAGTTGCCAACCGTCTTGGTGTCCGCGTCCACTGCATCAGACAGATCGGAGGTGGTCCAGTAGGGCACTTCTTCGTCGCTCAACAAACCTAGAACCTCATGGTCTAGCTGCACTGCCGACCGAACTGGGATCGGCTTCTCGGGCTCCGCAAGCACCGGATCAATGTTCATATGCTTCTCCGCAGAAACCCTGATCGCCCGCCATGGTGTCTCGTGCCGCTTGTCCTCGTAGTTCGGGATTGCATGGGCCTCGACAATGTCGCCCATCTCTAGCTCCACCTTCTCTACCAACCTTTGGTTGAAGAATACTGAATCTCCATCCTCATTCGATCCGAACGCGCTGCCCGTATAGGACACTGACTCAATCATCACACGCATTTTGTTAGTTTCGAATGCTTTTCTCATATCTTCCATGTTTCTATTCCTCTTCTTTGTTTGTTTGTGTTCCGGCTACTTCTTCCAGAGCCCTGGGTAATCCATATCGTCTCTTGATGTCGCTCACTGCCTGCTGGCTAATGCCCAACAGTTCCCCGATCTGACGCCCAAGCATCTTATCAAGCAGCATCCGGTTGATAATCTCCGCTTGCCTCGAGAGCTTCAGGGTCTTGCGAACCCCGCCAAACTTCCCGCACATGTCACCGTTCTTCTGGTGTGCGCTGCGCTCACGCGCCAAAGGGTTTCCCTTCTTATCAATTACCAACTGCTTGATCCAAAGACTGCGATAGTAATCCTCGAATACAGCCTGCTTTCCTGTGCTCATATGTTCTTACCTTCTTTGCGTAACGTGCGGGTAAAGGCCTTCAAGTCCTCCACCGCATGCCAGTATTGGTTTTCTGTCAACGGGTGCGTGTCCCGCCTGTGTCGTTCCTGTTGTAATCGATCCACCTGATTGCGAAGGAAGGACAAGACTGATTCTTGAGACGGGTTCAGCTTCTTATCTTCCATATCAATTCATCTTCCTCTTAGCTTCCGCCTTGACCCTGCCTTTAGCAACGTTCGAGGAAACATGCGCCAACATATTAAAGCCCGTGACCATGTCCTCTGGGTCCCAGTACTTCGCAGCGAAATTCATCAACGCAGCACTGACCTCCGAATGATCCATGTCTGGCATCATCTTCGCCAAGTTGTCCATCAACATAGCTTTCTCCAACGTGCCCTCCGGATAGAACTCAACATGCTCCGAATTGCTGCCATCGCAAACAACAGACACCGTCCAATAGTTCACGCCCTTTGATTCATCCATCTCGGCAATCCAATCAATCACCTCGTGCCAGGTGTCCACAAAGTTATGACCGCTCGACGGCACATGCTGCAACTTGCTCCACGTTATTTGGTACATTACTTTTTCTCCTTGGTTAATTCCCACGGCGTTGCTGCCAGGGTTACTGGTTTGGTTTTCCGGCCCCGGGTTGCCGTTGCTACTGCAACCGCGATCCGGTGCTTGGTGCTCGGGGCAAGTGGTGGCTTGCTAGGTTTGAACTTACTCCAAACAGCCTTCACCACAAATCTCCGAAAACCTTCCGGAATACTTCGTCTAGTATATCATCCATGGTCTTCCGAGTCATCTGCTTCTCCCTGTTTAAGCTAAGAGTTGGGCCTCGCGTGTCACGCCCCTCAACTCTTCTGTGATTGATTCCAATGACGACAAGTCTAGCCCAATATTCTCCGCACATCCACGGTAACGTGACAACCACGAAGCCAATGCCGTTGCCGCTTGACGCCGCAATTCTTCCTGAGATTCAACGTTGTAAGGATCAAACCGCTGATAGCCGCCGCCATTCTTACGAAGTGCCACCGGACTGATGAACGTAGGGTACTCCTTCACGTTCATACTAACCACCTGATCAGTGGTGACCGAGTCTTGAACCACGATCCTAAGTCCACTCGCCAACTGACGAGCCAACTGGATCCGATGCTGACGCGCAGTTTCCGCATCGCCCATCCCATAGAACCAGTCATACGCTCTGTGATCAGGCTGACCGCCTAACCAATCTACGAACTCATGCGGCACAAACATATTGTGCCCCGATTCAATTAAGTATTCGTCAATAAGTTTTTGACGTTCTTTCTTTGGAAATCCAGCCATATTTTTTCCTTCCATATTAGCTGTTAATTGACCGCCTAACCACAACTCGCCGGACCTGACCAGACCCAACCGCGCCACGACCGCCACACCGCGCCC